CCCACTGTAGTAGATGCTTTAGCGCTAAAAGACGCCAGACCAGATAGAACAGAGCCACAGACAGTTAATGTTGGTCCAGGTGGTTTTCCAAACAGGGGTGTGGCGATACGAGCAATTGCATCTGTTGGAGAGGTTACGGTGACAACATGAGCTTTACTTTTGCTACGTTAAAGACTGCAATACAGGATTATTCTGAAAATACAGAAACTACGTTTACTAATAATCTATCTAATTTTATTAAAATTGCAGAAGAGCGCATACTTAAAAACGTGCAGCTTAGTATATTTAGAAAAAATGCAACAGCCGCTTTTACTTCAAGCAGTGAGTTTCTAGCGTGTCCAACAGATTTTCTTACACCATTTTCTTTAAGTTTTACGGACGCAAGTAGTAATAAAGTTTTTTTAGATTACAAAGATGTAAACTTTATACAAACGTTTACGCCAAATTCATCCACTACAGGATCGCCACGTTTTTATGCATTATTTGATACCGATAATTTTATTGTGGCTCCCACGCCTAGCAGCAGTTTTGCAGTAGAGTTGCATTACTACTACAGGCCAAATAGTCTTACAGCAGGGGCTGATTCTGGTGAAACATGGTTAAGCACTAATGCACCTAATGCTTTGTTGTATGGCAGTTTAATGGAAGCTTACACATTTATGAAAGGTGAGCCCGATGTTATGCAGAATTATGCACAAAGGTTTACGGAAGCAGTGCAATCGCTTAAACTGTATGGCGAGGCAAAAGAGGTTAGTGATTATTATAGAACAGGCATGGTTATGAGGGATAAGCAATAATGTTGATGGAATTACCAAAAACACCAATAGTAGATATACAAACTACAAACAACAGAGGCTTCACCCCAGAAGAAGTGGCTTCTCGTTGTGTAGATAAAATTGTAGAGGTCGGCGATAATGCTGCCCCTGAAATTAGAGATCAGGCCCATGCCTTTAAGTCACATTTAGAAAAAGTAATTACATTTTATATAAAAGAGGCAATAAAATCAGATAGAACTACTGTTTGCAACGCGATTAAAAATGCAGGACACGAAAAGCTTGCAGAAATGATAAGGAGATTATAATGGCGATATCACAGGCAATGTGCACATCATTTAAGGTAGAGCTTCTACAAGGTGTTCACAATTTTACAAATAGTTCCGGTAATACTTTTAATATAGCACTGTACACCTCCAGTGCTAGTCTAGGCGCGGGTACAACAGCGTATACCACAAGTAATGAAGTGTCTGGTACAAATTATACGGCTAAAGGACAGGCGCTTACTAATGTAACGCCAACATCCTCTAGCACAACAGCCTTAACAGATTTTACTGATGAAACCTTTAGTAATGTCACGCTTACGGCTAGAGGGGCCCTTATATTTAACGATAGTGCTTCTGGTGATCCGGCGGTGTGTGTATTAGATTTTGGTTCCGACAAATCAGCATCATCCGGTGATTTTACTATAGTTTTTCCTGCGGCGGACTCCAGTAATGCGATAATAAGGATAGCATAATGGCATTTGTAATAGCAGATAGAGTTCGTGAAACGACAACGACAACAGGCACAGGCACAATCACCTTGGCAGGTGCAGTTACGAACTTCGAAACTTTTACTGCTAATCTATCTAATTCTGATACAACCTATTATGCTATTGTGGACAATACTAATAATGCTTTTGAAGTGGGTTTGGGTACATTCACATCCTCTGGAACAACACTAGCACGATCAGTTATAGCAAGCTCTAATAGTAACAATCTAGTGGACTTTGGGGCAGGCACAAAAGAAGTGTTTATAACTATACCTGCAAGTAAGATGGTGGTCGAAGATGGTAGCAACAATGTTTCCATAGGAGGTACGGTAACAGCTACAGCTTTTAGTGGAAGTGGTGCAGCTCTTACAGGTGTTGACGTAGTAAACGACACTAGCCCTCAGTTGGGTGGAGCATTGGACGTTCAGACCCACGATATTGTAACCACATCAAACAGAGATTTAGAATTAGCTCCAAACGGAACAGGAAAGGTTGTTGTAAAAGGGAATGACAATCAAGGTGCTATAAAATTAAACTGTGAGGCTAACTCACACGGACAAACAATAATAGCAGCCCCTCACTCAGAGAGTGCTAATAATACGCTAACCTTACCTAGCACAGGTGGTGATGCTCGATTAGTATCAACAGCCTCGACTGCCACGTTAACAAACAAAACCTTTGGCGATAACGTAAGTTTTGGTGACAATAATATCACAAACGTAGGCGATATAGCCATAGACTCTATTAGTCCAGATGGCACAGATATAAACGTGGCTGTGTCAGACAACTCAGCTACAGCGTTTACAATAAAACAAGGGTCAGATAATTACCTTGTAGTTGATACAGCTAATAGCAGTGAGTCTGTAGCGATAGGCACAGGTATATCAGGAACTGCCATATCCATAGGGCATACCACTTCAGAAACAACGGTAAACGATAATCTCACAGTAACAGGCAATCTTACAGTTAGTGGCACAACTACAACGGTGGATAGTACAACTATAAATGTTCAGAATACCTTAGTTTTTGAAGGGTCTACTGCTAACGACCACGAGACAACACTCACAACAGTTGATCCTACAGCCGATAGAACAATAAGTCTGCCAAACCAGTCGGGAACTTTGCCGGTTCTTGCAGCAGCGAGTACCACACAGATCACATCCACACCAGAAGAGTTAAATATTTTAGACGGGGTCACATCTACAGCTTCAGAGTTGAATATTTTAGACGGAGTAACAGCGACGACTACGGAAATAAATTTACTAGACGGTGGAACGTCTGTAGGTAGCTCTATAACTATAGCTGACAGTGATGGTATAATTGTTAATGATGGTGGCACGATGAAATCTGTCCCTGCTTCTGATGTTAAGACCTACGCATCGGCAGACTCAGCGAGTAAAGGCTTTGCCACAGCAATGGCGATAGCATTGTAAAGGAGAATATATGGCACAAGATTTTGAACGAAATACAGCCAACGGTGTAGGCACAAGTGCCGTAACTTTACGAACAGCAAACTCAGATGACGCTATAGTTGGTATTATGGTGGCAAACGTAACCTCATCACAGATTACAGTAGAGGTATACATAAACGATAGTTCTAACGATATTCATCTAATTAAGGATGCACCCATACCTGCAGGATCAGCACTACAAATATTAGACGGTGGAGCAAAGGTTGTAATGCAGTCTGGCGATGCACTAAAAGTAAAAAGCAATACGGCAAGCAGTGCAGATGTTTGGGTTTCTGTGGTGGATGCCATTAGCACATAGGAGGAGTTATGCCATATATAGGTAGTCAAGTTGGTTCTAGTTTTTCATCAAGACCTGCTACGCAGGAGTTTAACGGAGATAACTCTACAACGGTCTTTACGTTAAATCAGACTGTTACTCAAGAGGATATAATAGTAAGCGTTGACGGTGTAATACAGGAGAGTGTAGACGCATTTACCGTACCGAATGGTACAAGCCTTACGTTTACGGAAGCTCCATCAAGTGGTACAGGTAATATCTTTGTTATCTATCTTGGTGCAACAGATACAAGTATTACGATACCGACACAGAACAAAGGCACGTTTAAGAACGGTGGTATGTTTAGGACTAATGCCCAGACACTTGATGTGAATACAACAATAGAAGCTACAGAAAATGCTAACGTCACAGGTCCGTTGACCATAGCAAGTGGTATAACACTGACGATAAACTCTGGAGGAAACGTAGCGATACTATGAGCAATCTTCTAGTACAGAACATAAAGCATACGAATAATACTACGGCTATAGAAATTAACTCCTCTGCTCAAATGACTGTTAAAGGTGAGGGTTCAGCTACCACCAACTTACAGCAGGGATTGGCAAAGGTTTACGTTGAAGGTTTAAGTAACGCTGTTATAAATAAAAGTTTTAACATAAGCACTGGAACAGACCATGATACAGGGGATTATTCTTATGCCTTAACAGCATCTATGGATAGTGCAAACTATTCACAACCAACATCTGTTGTTAGTGGTACGAATGATAGAACTGCTCGTAGAAACAGTTCAAGAGATGCTGCAGGTACTATGGCTATAGAAACGAGCAATGCTAGAACAAACAGTGCCACAGACCAAACTCACACAGCCACTATTCATGGAGACTTAGCATGAGTACACTAAGAACAAATGCCCTAGAGGGAATGGATGCAAAGAACAGCATCACTATTGTTGCAGGTGCAGGGAATATTACTACTACGAATATTCAAGAGGGGTTGGCTAAATATTCTGGTGTATGGGACAGTAAGACTGACAATACTCTTGGTGATTCTTTTAATGTTTCTGGTGTAACAGATAATGCCACAGGAGACTTTACTGTTACGTTTACAAATGCGATGGGTAACGCATTTTATTCTGCTCTGGG